CGGCACAAAGCATAGCGAGAGCGTCACGTAAGAAGAAATACCAACTACTTGACTACTCATGGAAGGTCGGAGCCGATTTGACATATCGGGAGAACTACGACCGGACCCTGGAAGCGATGGATCTTCGCGCAGGGTATAGTGACTTAACGATGTCTACACAGACGACGGAAAGAGTCACAATCTGTGCTAAAGAAGTACCAACTTCATTAGCGCTGATGGGAATGGGCTCCGGTGTTGCAATGAGCAATCCGAGACCATTGATGGAGATGGGTGTCCCAATGAAGACAACGACTTACTCCATAGACGAAGCGGGAAAATCTAAGAAAGAAATTTACGACTTCGTGAAGAATAGGGGCCAAGATTCAATCTGGACCATATTCAAGCCGAATGGTGATTCTGAAGAATTTGATCTCAACGAGTTTGAGTACCCTCGGCAAAATGAGAGAGACCCCCTCAAGGTCTTCCTCAAGGATGTTACCGGACCAGGTGTCCTAGGGCCATCCTACACGTCAGATGTGTTTTACAACCTGACACTTCTGTCGTTTGCACAAGACGCAGACCTGAACAAAAGGCCGGAACTTGTGTTCTATCCGTCTGATGTAAACAGACTGACAGATGCCATCCGTGTATCCCACTTTAAGGGTTATACAGGGAAGGATCGGACAAGGCTCAAATGGTTTGACCTTGCTGATGTCGATATTAAGATCGACTTTTTGCTGACTCGGACCTTCTGGGGTCACAAGCTCAGTAAAATGATCACCGAGTCTGAAGATAAAAGTATTCAGGGGTGGTCACGCTGCCTAAGGAAGAAGATTAAATGGCTTCTTAAGGGCAGGGGCAATCCACGGTGGACAAAAGAATATTTGTCTAAAGTGTACGCCAATCCTGACGAGATCCGTAGTACGAAATCTCGAGCAGGACACTTCATCGAGATGTTAAAAACAATCGATGGAGCCTTCATTGGTAGGTTTCTTGCCTTTCCCAATGAAGTATGGAACTGGAACAAATTTGATTTGTTCGTTCTGGAGAAGATGTCAAACTTAATTGATGACCTCTTCTTCGATGGTCATTTACTTCCAGAAGCCTGGAACTATGTGACCAAGTATTCCCAACTCAAAAGAGTTAGGAAGACTTTCAAAATGTACTCACACCGGAAGGAGTGGTCTTATTTTGAAAAACGTGGGCAATTCGATAAGGAAACGCCCGCGTGGCTCCGACACTTGGGACAACTGTTCTACAAGGTTGGAGAGGTGACAGACCCGACACTGCAAGCACAGATGATCGGTCTATTATCACAGACACGAGGTGCGGGGAAACCCCCACAGCTCGACGTCATGAAGGCTGAGAAGAAGTTCCTAGAAACCGTATCAAAGCCTCCGGAGAAGCTCCGCACACACGAGCGGGCTATACTCCGGGCATCAGTAACAAAAGCGATTAACGCAATGCCTGATGCGTATTTCACCGGCTTATCAACAAAGGCGCGTGTGAACATACAAAACACCGCATGCTACGAGAGAACTCGTGCAGAAGGTGGTACAGAGGCTGCAGTAGCCTCTTTAGTTTGGGATGGCACTCAAGGTGTTACCGCAAACGTTCTCAACCTAGATACAGGTGAGAAGATCGGCGAGATTGAATACAAATCTGCGACCGAAGGTGAGTACATATTCTGGAGGTGCCTCGAGAATGTGCTCACCGAAGATCCTGACAACATCACTACATCGTTTGTCACCATGATCAAGGAGCCAGGTAAGGGTAGGACCGTTACCAAAGGCGCATTTGCTCTCAAAGTCGTATTGGACGTTGTGAACAAAATTTGCTCTTGGCCTTTAACAAAGGTTGAGAGCTCGCGTTCCGGAATGGGTAAAGAGGCCCACGGATGGAACTTCTTCCAGTCCCTCTATTCGAGCGGACATGGAACGTCTCCCTTCAAAGTGCATAAAGTGCTCAGTGAGAGGGAGGTAGGAAACCTGACCGAAAAGTTAATCGAGTATCAGGACCTATATGTAGAATGTACTGATTACAGCGAGGCGACAGACAATCTACAGCATGAGGTAGCGAAAGAAATCGCGATCCCATGGATGAGGAGATGTGGTATACCACGCATCCTACAACAGATAGTCTTGAGGGCAACTTTGTGTCCAAAGATTATCGAGTTTACCGGTTTCGGCCTAATGGAAGAAATCGGTGAGCCTCACAAATGGAAGGATGACATCCGATTTGTGACTTTGAGAAGGGGCGTCTTAATGGGCGACCCCCTTACAAAGGTATTCCTCCACATACTCAACATTGTATGCAG